TTGCCGTCAATAAATGAATTCCTAGAGGATGATAAACTGCCCTCTTATAAAGATTTTATCGAAGAGCAAAAAGAATTACCATCTGTAGAAGAATATAAGACTTATCCTTCAGAAGAAAATACAACTATTGAAGATGCAAATGGAAATACATTTGCAGAGATTATTGATGTTGTAAAAGCACCAGAATGGCAGGAACTGGTCAAATTAGTTAATGACGTAAGAAAAGATATACCACAAATACCTGAAATCAAGTCATATGATGAAGAAATTGGTGAAATAAGTGAAAAAATTGCTGAAATTCAAGAGAATTTTTCACTTTACGATGTAAAAAGTGATAAAATTTATGCTTTAAAGGCACAAAATGAAGAATTTGAGGTAAAATTATCTCAAATAGAGCAAAAAATACCTGAAGTACCAGAGGTTAGATACTATGAAGGTGATATTGAATTAATTTATAGTAAAATATCAAGGATAAACGAAGAAATTGAGTCTCTACCTGAGGTAAAATACTATGAAAATGATTTAGATACTCTAAAATCAAGGATTGAGGATGTAAACAACAATATTCCCACCTTTCCAAAATGGGTGAATGAGGTAAATGAGGTTCCAGACTTCTCTTGGATTGGAAAAACCTTTGGTATTATTGATGATGACTTTAAAGTAGTTCAAGGACACCTTGAAACCATTCAAGAAAAAATAAATTTGAGGGTTTCAGAGTTATCTGAAACTATTGAAACTAAAGATTTTGAACAAAGGATAGATACTAAAACTCTTTCAGAAAGTTTAACTGAAACGAAAGATAAAATTTATAAAGAATTGAGGGAAATGACCCTCAGAGTTTATGATCATCATAAAGAATTTAAAGATGATGATAGAAAACTTAAAAAAGCAATATTAAGTGAGCAAAATAAACTTAAACAGAGTTTAAAGGAGCAAATAAACTCTATTGAGGAAGAAAGTATAAAAACAGACGAGAAAATTCTCTCTTTTTATACTAATTTTAAAGAAGAAGTTCAACAAAAGTTAAATTCTCTCCCAGAGGTCAAATATTATGATGATGATATTAAGACACTTAAGCAGGATGTAAGATTTGTAAAAGTAAGTGTAAAAAATTGTCTAGAAGATATCAAAAAAATATCTTTTGAAATTAAAAAAACACAAGTAGAATTAAGTGAAGGTCTTTTAAATGAACCACCTAGTGAAAAAGAAACTGCTGGTGGTCAAACTGATCCTTTAACTCCTCTTGATCAGAAATTTGCTACTCTTGATGACCTGTCAAAACATTACAGGTTGTTTATTAGTAGAATTCAAACTCAATTATCCACTATGGGTGGTGGGGGAGCAGGATTCATCAAAGATCTTGATGATGTAACCTTTGATGGAACTAATGGTCAGTTGCTTATATACAATTCAACCACATCAAAATGGGTAGGTATTGCAAGTACAGCAGTTGGTGGTGGTGCTGCATCTGAATTAGCAGAAAATGCAACAGGAACTAACTTAACATTGAGTGGGAATTTAGATGTAACTGGTGATATAATCTATGATGAAGCAACTGCTAGAAATTGGAATATTACTGGGATTGCAACAGTTGGAACTGCGTTCTACATGCCGCAATATACAACTAGTGCTAGAGACACTCAAACAGATGCAGGAACATTTAATGAGGGTGCAATGATATACAACACAACAACTAAGAAAATGGAATTTTATGATGGAACTTCCTGGACATCACTTCCCGGCATGTCTCTTGGTCTTACTGTGGCACTTGATGGTTGATAAATACTAAGAGACCTTATTTTATATCAATGAAAAAGAAGTGTCCAGACGGAAAATATTATTGTTATACTGATAAAGTATGCAAAGACATTCCAAAAGGGTTCAAGATGGTTGGACCTATGGGGATGCTTCGTAAAGAGAATGGTCATTCTGTTGATGATGATTCTGAAACTAAAAAGAATGGTAAGAAAAATGGTAATGTTTCTAATGGCAATGGTAATGGCAATGGTGGTAATGGGAGTGGGAGTGGCAATGGTGGATCCGTAAGTGAGGATCTAAGAGCATGGTTTGGTAAAGGAGGTGGTGGTGGAGCAGGTGGTGGTGGATGGGACCGCTACAATACCAAGGGTGAAAGAGTTGGCAAATGTGCTCGTGATGATAAAGACGGTGATGGAAAAGGTGATGGACCCAAACCAAAATGCTTATCAAAAGAGAAAGCAGCAAGTTTATCTAAAAAAGAAAGGGGTGCTGCTGTAAAACGCAAGAGAGCAAATGATCCTAATCCAGACAGAAAAGGGAGTGCAATTAACGTGAACACTAAGAAGAAAACTCAAAAAGAAGAAACAATCCTTGAGAAAGAAGGCAAGAAGGATGCTTGTTATCATAAGGTGAAAGCATCTGCTAGTGTCTGGCCCTCTGCATATGCCTCTGGTAGATTAGTTCAGTGCCGCAAGAAAGGTGCTAAGAACTATGGTAAATCTACAAAGAAAGAAGAGTTTCTGGCACTCCCTGAGTTCTCTCAGATCCAGATTGATGCCATGAGAAGGACAGGCATTGATGTTGATGTTGTAAATGAGAAAAAAGAAGTTCCTAAAAATGTAAAGAAGATTGCTAAAGAACTAGATGCTGCGGTAAAGATGCATACTAGTCAGGCAAGTAGACTGAGAAAAGCAGGCATCAGTGAAGAAAAGAAGAAAAAATGTGCCCATAATCATAAAGGGTTGTTCTGTCCTGTTCATGGCATGAAGGATTGCCCTGATATTGAAAATGAAATGAAATGTGAGGCAGTCACTGAGGCAGTAAGAGTTCCCGCCAAGACTGGTAATGTCTATCTTGTTACGTTTACCCTGAGGGGTAGATATATGATAATGAGAATCTTCTTCCCTGAGGTAGGAGCACCTAGTAGGGCAGAAGTTCAGGCAGCACTTGATAAGGTGTATCCTGGTTGTCATCTGAAGAAGTATGATAAAACTGACTATCAACCTGGTGAACCCCTTATCCAGATGGGTGAAGAAACTGAATCTACAGAAGTAGAGGAGGCAGCAGCATGGACAAAAAAGTCCGGTAAAAACAAAGAAGGAGGTTTGAATGAAAAAGGTAGAAAGTCGTATGAATCAGAAAACCCAGGAAGCGATCTTAAGAGACCTTCAAAAAAAGTTGGCAACAAGCGTAGAGCGTCTTTTTGTGCAAGAATGAAAGGCATGAAAAAGAAGTTGACTTCTAATAAGACAGCAAGTGATCCTGATAGCAGGATAAATAAATCCCTTAGAGCTTGGAATTGTTGATTAATTTATGAGTGAAATTTATCTTGGTAATCCTAATCTAAAAAAAGCAAATACTCAAATTGAGTTCACTGAAGAGAACATTGAGGAGTATTTAAAATGTAAAGATGATCCTGTGTACTTTGCTCAGAATCATGTAAAAATCGTGACTCTTGATCATGGTCTACAACCATTTAAGACCTATGATTTTCAAAAAAAACTTATTAAAAACTTTTACAAGAATAGATTTAACATCTGCAAAATGCCAAGACAGACTGGCAAAAGCACGACTGTTATTTCTTTTCTTCTTCACCATGTCGTCTTTAATGATAGTGTTAATATTGGCATCCTCGCTAACAAAGCATCAACTGCTAGAGAACTTTTAAGCAGGTTACAGATTGCTTATGAGAACTTACCTAAGTGGATGCAGCAAGGCATTCTGTCATGGAACAAGGGTTCATTGGAGTTAGAAAATGGAAGTAAAATCCTCGCAGCATCAACCTCAGCTTCAGCAGTTAGAGGTATGTCTTTCAACATTCTTTTCCTTGATGAGTTTGCCTTTGTTCCTAATCATATTGCTGACGCATTCTTTTCCTCTGTATATCCTACTATCACTTCTGGTAAAAGCACCAAAGTCATAATAGTATCAACGCCTCATGGCATGAATCACTTTTATAGGATGTGGCATGATGCTGAGAATGGAACCAATGATTATATTCCAACTGATGTTCACTGGTCACAGGTTCCTGGTAGGGATGAGAAGTGGAAAAAACAGACAATCAAGAACACATCTGAACAACAGTTCAAGATTGAGTTTGAGTGTGAATTTCTTGGATCTGTTGATACCCTGATTGCTCCTAGCAAACTTAAAACCCTTATCTATGATAATCCACTTCAAAGAAATGCTGGATTAGATGTATATGAACCACCAATAAGAAAGCATGATTA